CGTGTTGTACTGACCGGCGGCTTCAAATAAAGCCGGACCGGAAATTATAATGGTGCCTTCACCCGAACCATCCAAAGTCACCGCTTGCGTCACTACGCCCGTGAACACAATCACGGCGCCCGCTTCGTCAATCATCGGTTGCCGCGTGTTCAAGTTCAAGCGATTCCGCCCGGTGATTTGTAGAACCTCACCGGCCCGGACTTGCAAGTTGATGCCGAAGGAAGTGACCACAATCGCTTGGGTCATTGTGTCCTTCGCCGTGACATATGTGACGTCGGGGTTGACATCAATAGCCCCAACGCGGTCCGCAACACTATGGGAAGTAAGTGTTGCCAAGGTGGTGGCGGACATTACACGCATACCGGCGAAGCCATCCGAAATGATGGCCAGTTTGTGGGCTTCGGAAATCAACCCACCCGCCGAACCGCCCGCGCCCAAACTTCGTTGGTCACTTGCCAATGATGTTTGAGTGAAAGGGTTGACCGTGTAATTCCATTTACCATCTTTAGGAATCCCGGAGGACTCCATAATGGCGCCCGCCCGCGCAACATCGTCCCATGTTGCAACCGGGGTGCCATAGGTTCCGGCCAAAAGACCGGAGTTTTTTAACATGAACGCGGCAAAATCAACTTCCAAGTCCGTGACAATTCGGGTTGCCATCGGCTCCAAAAGCTGGTCAAGCTGGTCCATTTTGATTGCTTCGTCCGCTTCGTCATAGTCAACGAAAACGGTGAAGTAATTTTGAACAATCCCGGACGCCTTGCCGGTGATGATGTCGTCCGCCGTTAAAAGCGAAACGTCACCTTCCGGGGTGCGCCGGGTGGTGTAGTCCGTGGGCCGCTTAAAATCTACGGTATCACCTGACTTTGGGCTAAACTTACCGGCCAAAAGTTGGGTGTCCACGTTCTTCGACAACACACGCATGGACTCAAATTTTTCCAAGAACACGCGGGCCAATTGTCGTGTAAAGTTGCTATCAAAATTATTGGCCATGATGCAAACACCGGGCTTTCATACGCCCGGCCCTTTATGCGAAGGTTGCCCCCGCCGGTCCCCGTTTCTTTTTGCCGGTCGGCAAGTTGCCGCCCTCCAAATCTTCATCGGGGTCTTTGAGGGATTTCTTGGAAACGGTTTTCACCTTTATTTCAGATAAAATCCCGCCCAATTCCATCAACGCCCGCACCGTTTCGGTTTCCAACATATCACCATACTTTTGCGCCAAGTCCGGGTGTTTGCCCAAATAATAAATCAATTGCTCTGACCTATCAGGCAACGCCAAAATTAAATGGTTGACGTTTTGGTTCCCCATTATGGCAATGGCCTTGTCCTCCGTTTCTTCATAATCCTTGACCTTCAACTTGGTGGCCCGTTCAATGTGGGCTTCCTGTTTCTGTCGAAGTTTTTGAGCCAACGCCACTTGGTCGTTGGTCACGGTGGACTTTTTGGATTGCTCCGCCAACCTTGCGTTCACCCGGTCATCCAATCGTTTGTCTTGGTATTCATCAACCGCCTTTTCATATTCGGGGTCATAAATACCGGCGTCAAACTTGTCGGGGTCCGGCCGTTTTAAAGGTTCGGGTGTTGTTTGCTGGCCACTCTCAAGTTGCTGGATTCGGATGTCCTTGACCTTGTTTTCTTGTGCAAGAAAATCCGCCCGGTCCTTTTGTGTGGCTTCACCCTCTTTGGCGTCGCTTACCCTTCCATTTAGTTTGTTGATACGTTTAAGAAATCCCCGTGGGGTCGTTGCTTGGGGTTGCGTTTCCCCTTCACGGACAATTTGTTGTTGGTCGTCATCGGACTCCCCGGCTTGGCCGTCGCCTTCGCCGCCGTCATCGTCATCACCTTCGGTTCCACCTTCACCTTCGTCGCCTTCGCCACCTTCGTCGTCGCCTTCCCCTTCCGCTTCAATATCTGCGGGGTCGGGTTCACCGTCGTCAAAAGTAATTTTGGCCTTCGTTGGGTCGGGTTTTCCCGAATCACCATCAACTTTTTTGCCACTGTTTTCCGCTTCACCCATTGTTTTATCCTCCGTAATGGTTTTAGAGTATGGCCACATTGGCCGCCCGGTTTAAAGTTCCGGTAAACTATTCCATTAAATTTTTGGTGTGTGCCTTCATCTTGTCCAAGGTGATGTCGATTTCGTCCGCCGTCCACCCTTCACCCATTGCCTTGTCAATACACGCTTCAACCCGCCCAAGGTCGCCGGACTCAAATGCCCGCAACAAATAGCGGGGCAAAGGCTTGGACCCTTGCAATTCGTCGGCCCTGTGCCTGATACGGGCCTTCAACCGGGCGTCCGCCGCCTTGAACACGTCAACCTTTTGTTGTTTCAGCTTGTCAAAATAATCTTGGGTCATTCGGGGTCAAGCCCTTCATTTATTGGCGTTTCTTTATTTAAGCCTTCAACTTCGGGCGGTGGCGCCACACTTGACCGGCCGCCCTTTTTCTTCCACGCCCTCATTGCTTGTTGGGCCTTGGCCAAGTTGGCCCGGCGTTCCTTCCGGTTCAATGTCCGGGGTTCGTTCTTCCCGTCGGGCAAAACCACCGGGGTGTTGGTTACTGCCATAACCTTCCGCCTTTCCTGCTTTCCCCGCCATCCCGGCGGACACCCCGGCCCCTATTCATATCCCAAGTTGTTCCTGCAACTTGCGGCGCCGGTCAAACAACTTGCGGTTGGCTTCAAACCGAAGGTCTATTGCTTTGTCCCGGACTTGAATTTGGTCATTGACGTCCCGCAATTCCTTCAAGGCTTTCATTTGGGCCTTTTCGCCCACCACCCGCTTGGCCTTCTTTGCTGGTTTCACTCCCACAACGATGTCGCCCGGCATGATACCCCCTTATTTGAAAGTTGAACCGCCGCCTTTTCTCCCTGATAGCCGCCGCACTTTTACAATCTGTTTGTTGACAATGGCCAAGTCCCGCTTTTCCTTGGCGGTCAATCCCTTCGCTTCCCTCTTGATAGTTTGCCTTTGCGCCTTGGTCAATCCCTTCGGGCCAACCTTAATGATTTTCCCGGTTCCGGCGTCCCTGATTGTGGCGGTCAATGGGTTTTTCTTTATTGATTTGGCGCTCCGTTCAACAACGGCCGGGCGCTTGGCAAGGCGTTCCTCACCGCGTTTTTGTAGGTTTTCCCGCGCCCTTTTGTCCGTCCCGGCTTTCCTGAAATTGGGTTGCCTCACCCCTTTTTCCTCTAACCTTTTCGCCGTCACCCTTTTGTCCGGCCCGAATGTTCCGCGTGGCTGTGACCCTGTTCGCTTCCGGGCTTTGCCCTCCGCCTGAATGGCTTTAAAGCGTTTATCATCAATTGCCTTGCCCTTGGCCTTTGCGGCCGCCCGTGTTTCGGCCGTCCTTTTGCCCGCCTTCTTTGCGGTGTCACCGCGTTTGAATACCTTGCCCACCTTCAAAAACTTGCCGGGTCCGGCCAACGTCGCACCAACCGCAAGCCCTTCCTTGAGTGATTTGGCCAACGGTTTGTCCAACTCCGCTTGGAGTGGGTTGAACCGGTTGCGTTTCCTCCGGGCGCGGATTTCTTCCTTCCGGCTTTTTATGGTGCTTCGTTTTTGCTTGGTGGCCATTGGTTCCCCTTATCGTTTCCGGCTTCGTGGTCGGGCCGCCGCATTGCGGGCCAACCCTGAAATCGTTTTTTTGCGTGTGCCACTCTTAAAGGCTTTCAATTGTGCCGCGTTCAACTTCGTTGGAATGGCCGTTGATGACTTCGCAATGTTCCGCTTTTCTTGGGCCACGGCCTTCCGCCTGTTCAACGCCCTCTTTGCCGGTGTGTGTTTAGGCATGATTATTTCATCCTTTCCTTGAGTTGTTTCCCGTGGAACACTTTTAATTTGGTAGTGTTGACGCCGGTGGTTGTGCCGGTGCGGCCGGGCCACCACCAAACGGCAATCCCCGCGCCTGTTCAAACGCTTCCTTGCGTAACTGTGAAAAGGTCTTGGCCTCACCCTGTTTGGTTTCGGACACAATCTTGGCCGTTTCAGCGGCTTTTTTGCGGGCGCTGGCCACGTTGTCGATTGATTTGGAATCAAGGTTGCGGCCTTCGCTTTCAAATTTCTTGGCCTCTGCGTTGGCCTGATTGGCCGCCGCCGCAATCAATTGGGCTTGTGGGTCCGGTTTCGGTTGCTGTGCCTGTGCCAACATTTGTTTTTCTTCGTCCGTTTCGGGTTTCTTCAAGCCCTGCATAATCATGTTTCGGCGGTTCATATCCTTCAACGGACCGACGCCCACGCCTTCCATGTTGTCCAACATGGTGAAAATGATGGCCGGAATGTATTGATTCCCGGCCGGGGTGTCCTTGAGAAATTCACCCATTGCCTTGAGGGTTTCAACCGTTTCTTCCCTCAATGATTCGTATTGTGGCCCAATGTCGGAATAAGCCCGGAACCGCTTGCCCCGCAAGTTGTTGGCCCGCACCATCTTCCCGGTTTTTTCGTCCATGATGACCTTCAAAAGCTGTTCCCGGCCTTCGGTGCCATCCACGCCAATGGTCCGCACAATCTGTTCTTGGTTGTAAACTTCGGCCGCCATACTCTGATAGACCACTCCACCCCACTCAATGGCGCCGTTGATGTTGTCTTGAAGCGGTTGGGTGTTCATGTTTTCCCGCTTCATCATGGCCCGCAAAGCCTTGCCGCTGGCATTGGGGTCCATCGTATCCTTCGGCATCCCGCCGGTGGTTTCCTGAATGAATCCCATCAACGCTTGGATGGACGCCGCCGTGTTCGGGTCCAACTTGCCGGGGTCAAGGAATCCCAACGGACCTTGGTGGACTATGTTGCCATCTTCGTCCTTGAGTGATTCGGCCAACACATAGGGCGCATTGTTCAAGTCCGCCCAACCCTCCGCAATGTTGTCCGGCATTTGGTCGGGGTCAAAGATGGGAATTTTCTGGCCGTTGCTTGCGCTGTTCTCCGCCAATTGGTTCATGTGCATATTAAAAAGGCGGCTGGCATCCTTCAACGGCCTGACCAATCCCTTGTACCATTCCACGCCGTCCACATAGGCCCGGTATCCATACATTGGAATAATGGGAATCCACTTTCCAATGATGACCTTGACGGGCTTGAGGAAGTCGGTGCCACTGAATACACGCTTTTCAACGTGTTGGACCACCACCTTGCGTTCACGCACAAAGGTCCGGTTCTTGTCGGCCTTCAATTCCTTTTCAAATATTTTGTGTTCTTCCTTGCTGTAAACTTCAACCTCACCTTCCACCAAGTTGTTGTAAATAAATACCGGCTCTTTTTTCTTGATTATTTCGTATGACGTGGCCACATAGATTGGATTCGTGATTGAGTTCTGGCCGGTGAAATTCAGGTGCCGCAAGGTTTCCGGGGTGTAGGCGCTTGAGGGTATGAAGCCGGGGAACACTTCTTCAAAGCGTTCTTCCGTGTACTCCGTCAACACGGTCACCCACCGCGCATCACGTTTATCCGGCCGGATTGCCGATGAATCCCAAAAGACTGTGTTGAAGGCGTTTTGAATCGGGCGCCACTCAATGCGTTGGCGTTCATTCTCCGGGTCACCTTCGTCCTCAAAGATGGTGGCCAACTTGAAGGCGCCATATCCACACGTCGCCGTTTCATACACCGCGTTGTCCAAGCTGACTTTCCCGGACCCGTCACGGAAGTCGGCCCGGTATATTCCATTGAGCAATTCGGCGTCGGAATCCTGCGTCACGTCATCGTCGGGCCGGTATTCCACACCCATCCGGTTCAAATTCCATTCACCCATGAACCGAAACAAGTGGTTGCTTACCAAGTCGAATTCCATCTTGGCCCGGCGCTCAAATTCGGGTTCAAGGAAGTTTTCCCACATTCCACCCGTGACGTTGACAAACCGCAAGTCCTCATTGGCTTTATTGCGTTGGTCCGTCATCACGTCGGCGTCGTGGTCCGTCCGTTGCTTTAGCTTTTCCAACTTGGTGGCCAAGTCGCCCGTCGGTGCTTCCCTCACCATTTCCATTGAATCCGTCATGGGTTAAATCCTTTTCATCCGTGGAATGTTGATTTTGCCGCGTTCCTTCTTTTCGCGCTGTGTCATTCCGGGGA